TTTGCACTGTTGTCTAAAGTTACGTCTGCAAGTAACTCATTTAATATTGCATTAGAATTAATAACAGTATATTGCCCATCAACTAAGACTAGTGTCGGGTCTTTATATTGAACAGTTGTAGATTCTAACTGTTCGATAATATCTTTTATTTGGTTATGATACACAGTAGTAAAATACTGCGGTAAAATATTGTATGCTAATTTTAAAGAGGAAGTACTTGGATCTGCTTCATATCTTTTGCGTTAACTATTCCATATCCAAGGTTGCTGATTATCCATTGGACCATAATCGTCAATAGGAAAAAAGGTTGTCATTTCTTTTCTGAATTTAGATATGAAATCTTTTTTGAACGGGACTCTGATAGTTATTTTATTCACACTATCGTCCCAATCAACATTTGCATTTGTATACTTAGGCAGACTTGGTACGACTACACACTTCCATGTCAATGATTCTAATTCTTCGACAGTGTATCCGTTAGTAGCAAATTGTTTTTTGTATTTGTGCAAAAGTTTATCGAACAAGTCTGCTTGACCAGATGTAATCTGTTTTTTGTCATGTGTTAAGGATTGCATATTAGATATGAATTTATAATCGTAATGAGACAAACTAATGGAAGTGGTCATCATAAAAAAGATAACCTGCTCTTTAGATGTAAATTCAACTTTCATATTTATATTATACTTCCTTTTAACCTTTTAATATATTAAAATGGTAATAAAAAAGGGGACGACCTCAGCCGCCCCCAAACTCCTGACACAGAGTTATCTCATCTTCATGCAAGTTGACTCTGCTAACACTTTCCAGTTGTTAACACCAGTCACTTTGAATAAGTCAGCAATCTTAAGAGCCATTCTCATTGAGATTTCTCTAAGTTTGTGAGCATTCTCTTCCATGAAGTCAAAGATTTCTTTATCTTGACCATCGTTGAAGTCGTAGTCAGAAAACAAACCACCTTCACAATCTCTGTCTACTTGTTTGATCCTAAGCATCTTATCTCTATCACTATCGATAGTAAGATTTAAGAAGTGACACCTTGATTGAAGGGCTTCTAAGTGATCCTGCAACTTCTTAGACTTGATGTTCTCAAACTTCAAGTTAGTAATGAAGATACATGAACCTTTGAACTCAAAACTGTTTGGAATACCTTCTCTGTTAAGAAGACTAGAATCAGAGTTCCAGCAAATCCTTCTGCTTTTACCTGAGTCAAGGGCTGCCTTAAGAATGTTAAGAGCAAGATCGTCCTGAAATACAGAGTCACAGTCATCAAACACTAAAACATTTTTAGCATCAGAGTACTTGTAAAGAACTGCATAAAGTCCTAATGCAGTCATTGCACCCTTAACAACTTCATACCTAGTTCTGCTGTTAGTCAGTTGATCGAACAATGAAGCCTTCTCCATTTGTTGCTCAACACCATATGATTTACCTACACCAGGAGGACCTGAAACAATCATTGCTCTAATGTCCCCTGCGATAGTAGCCTTAGCCATATCGTCTAAGATGTTGAATCTAGTTTTGATTCTGTCCATTGCTTCTTCATCAGTCTCAGTGACTACTGGAGCAAGTTCTAAGTTAGCATTTGCCATAACAGGTTTGTCAGTTCCCCATGTGATGTCGTTAATGTTATTAACTTTAATTTTAACATTAGCAATTTGAACTTGGGGAAACTTACCGTCATTTTTGACAGTAACAAACCCACCTCGTTTGCCTTCTGCATAACCTTTAACCAATTCAAATGATTGATTAACGATTGGTTGATTTCTGTACTCTCCGTACTTTACTGTGATAGTCTGTGTCATATTTAACTCCGTTGTGTCAGTTGTCGTTATAATGTAATTATACTACCTTTGGGTAGCAATGTCAAGCCTTTGGGCAAACTTTTTTGAATTATTTTTGTTTGCTTTTTTACTTTTCATACTATCTATTATACGGTAAAAGGACCGAAATGTCAAGCCTTTTTTCCATTATTTTGCCATTATTTCGCCTATAAGAATCAATAGGTTACGACTAATCTACTTGGATATCTTCCATTCCTGCAGTTCTGAGACGGACAATATGCCCCATTTGCCACTGTTTTGCGTCTAATCCCTTCATTATACCCAGATACTTGTTTCTAAGCAGGGCTACTTCGTTGATAAGATACTCAAAGTCTATCACTTCATCTTCGCCATCTACATACTTTTCAGCATCACGTGATGTCAAGGCTCGTTGATATTTCTCTAAGTATTTTTGAAAGTGTGTTCTGCGGATCTTACGTAGTTTGATATTAAGAAGGTTGAGCACCGCTTCAATCTCTTGTAGTTGATTGAAACGGTGTTCGGTTATGCCCGGTAGTGCTGATATATGTTTCTCAACATAACCAGATACCATACAATCCTTTTTACTAGATGATAGTTCAGTTTCGTAATGTGCAATGAAGTCAGGTATTACTGACAGATCATGGCTAATACGTGTATACCAATTCAAGTAATACTCCTAGTCCCAATCATCATCGGTAGAATCATCATAGTCGTCCTCATCCTCTTCCCAAACTTCATCTTCGTCCTCTGAAAAGTAAGATAAGGCTTCTTTGATTTTCTTGTCATCTTTAAAGGCTTTCTTAATTTCTTGTGCAGACATTCCTTCGTCAATCAAGTGATTAACTAATACATCTGCCGCTTCATGGACGTCACCATCTTCAATTGAAGGTTTGATAACTACCCATATTCTAGCCAAATCATTCAAATTCATATGTTATTCCTCTACTGTCTCTAATGCATCGTCCTCAGTATTTACTTTATCCATTGCACTTTTAACTTCAGAGTATTCTGCCATAAGATTATCTAAACAACCATCTTCGTTTGCTTCCCAAGGCTTTCTAAACTTGAGAATTTCTTCGCCTGATTGAGTAATGTACTTCAATCGATTGCCTTGCTTAGTTAACACACCTGATTTCTCAAACAAGTCAACAAGACCTGAATAAGGATTCATGCCTGTCTCATAAGGAATCTTCACTTGCACACCCTCAAAAGGTTTTGCATAACGAGTCTTCATTACTTTACAGCCTGCACGAATACCTCTTACTTCAGAGATTTTATTCCCTGCCGCATCTTCTTTCAGTTTCATCTTCTTCATAGCAACAACAATACTTGATGCATAGATAAAGCCTTGACCACCTGATATTTTATCATCTGGGTCAAACATATCTTGTGATGCATATGTATGATTAGTTGCAACAAGTCCAACGTTATAACTTCCGAACATGTTAACAGAGTTTCTGACTAATGATGTCAGTGCTTTGGGCTTACGACCCATGTCACCTTTCATGTCACCTTTGTCGAATTGATCGACATCAGTTGGTGTCAACATCATACCTAATGAGTCAATTACAAATAACACTTTAGGACGTTCTTCTTCTGCCATGTCTTTGTAATCTTTCATAAAGAGTGATATAGTTTTTGCTACATCGTCAATCATACTCATACTAAGTTTAAGTAACTTCTCAGGACTAGTATCAACTTGCAAGGCTTGTAGCCATGCTTCATCAAGTGCATTCTCTGTATCAATTAAGACCACAAAGATACCTTGTTCTTGTGCTGATTTAACTATGTTACCTGCCGCAAAGTATGATTTACCTGCGCCTGATTCACCTGCAAAGACTGTTACCTTACCTAAAGGAACACCCTGATGGAAGTCACCTGAAATAAGATAGTTCAATGCATATGAACCCGTTGAGATCCAATCAGTTGGATCGTTGAAACCTATCGACAAGCCGTCGATGGATTTGGTTATGTCTTTCCTAAATTTGGAAACGTCAAATGGTTTAGCCACGTTTACTCCTATTGATTAGATTGTTTGTTGTTAATTCTACTAGAGTTAGAAGGTTTTTGCAAGATTTCTGGGCAGGCTTCAGCCATATCATCTAAATCAAAATCAGCAGGGAAATGTCTCAGTGCGGCTCTTGCCCTATCTCTGATAAGACTAGGTACACGCGGAGTTTTGCCTGGATCGCAAAGTTCTTCTAATAATTTCTTCCCTTGTTTAAGGGCTCTAAATCTTTCGTCTGGTAGTGTCATTGTTTTTCTCCTACAAATGTGGGGGAGTTTCCTCCCCCAGACTCGCAATTCTTACGAATTGTTTTGTCTTGCACGGATCATTGCTAGAATGTCTTGTGCTTTATCACTAGATGGTTCAGAACTTTCTGCTGGAGCCGCTGAAGGAGTTTCTACTGCGGGTGCAGTTTCAACTACTGGTTCTGCGACTGGAGCAGATGTCTCAACTGCGGGTGCCGGAGCACTTGAAGTTGATTCATCATTCTTTTCCGCGTTTGCGGGTGCATCTACGCCAAATGGACGATAGTAAGCACCGAACTTGTCAGTATCGTATGGACGACCATCTACTGATGCCTCGAACATTTCTTTAATGACTCTGAGTTCTGACTCACTTGGCTTCTTAGGTAAGAAGTCTGCTAAGTTGAATAGACC